GGCGAAGTCACCCATGTGAGAAAGGGGAACCCCTCCGGCCAGTTTTCTACAACTGTTGACAATAACATCGTCAACGAATGGCTTACTGCCTTTGAGTTTGGCTACCTGTACAGGAAACAACATGGCAAGATACCAACAGTGAGAGAATACAGGGCTAATGTTGATATGCTCTGCTATGGGGATGATAGGCTTTTGGGTTTTAACCCCAGTTTTTGCCTATATGAAGAACAAGCGGTAATTGAGATGTATAAAAATCTCTTTGGCATGTGGGTGAAGCCCGAAAACCTGAAGGTTTCTGAAACACTCACAGGGTTGAGCTTTTGTGGGTTCACCTTTGTGAAGACCAACGGACGTTGGTATGGCCAAATGACCGCTAATAAGCTCTTACAGAGCTTGAAGACCCCAGTTAGACAATTGCCTGACATTGAAGCCTTGTGGGGTAAATTGGTATCGTTGCGGATCCTGTTGCAGCATTCGGATCCAAAGCATAAAGACTACCTGGAGAAACAGATACAATCTGTTGAGGCCTATTGTCGACAGGAGGGCATTGATTTGCCCGAAGTCGGGCCCGACTTCTACAGAACCATCTGGTGAGAGGAGGACCAAAAATAGTCGACATGGCCCCCCCACAGGTCGTGGAGAAACGTCAGGAGAGAAAGCAGCAGAAAAAGAGGCAGAAGAGAGCCAAAGCGGCGCTTAAGGCCGTTGAGAAGGTGGAGAAACAAAAAATGCAGACTCAACGTTCCACCACTCCCTTGGAGATCAGGGAGAGACGCGTTGAGAGGAAGGTTAAGAGACTCCAGAAAAAGGAGAATGGCCCAAAAGTCAATGATAGGATGCAGACCACTGTAACACTTGGTGTGTTATCAGGCCAGGACCTTGAAGGGTTAAACCGACAGATGCGGATTCCTTTTAATCCGCTCTTGATGAAGGCCAGTGAAGGGGCGTCCAGTACTCCATTGTCCATACGTGCTAGCATGTATGAGCTTTGGAAAGTGACGAGAGCATCGCTACATGCAACACCCCTCTCTGGCACGTCCAATGTGGTCGGTTCAGTTGGGTTCATGGCATTGACACTCAATGGGCTTGAGGCAGGCGCTGACAGTATAGACACTGTAAAAGCGCGTAGACATGTCCAAATGGCATTGGGGCGTCCAGCTCGCTTGCAGCTTGCTGCTAGGGATTTAGCTGGACCCAGAGATGGCTGGTGGCTTGTTGACACCTCCGAAGATCCCGCTGAGGCGTATGGTCCTGCTGTTGACCTTATGGTCGCTTACAAGACCAGGAATTTGCTCTCAACATCTGGAGGAACACAGGCATACACCGGAACCTTGTGGCAGGTTGAACTTAGGGTTGATTATGTGTTCTCAACCTATCACCCTAAGCCTGGGCTGCAGACCTTGGTCAGTGAAACACTTGATAGGCCTGGTAACATTACCATCAAGACTGGGGAAGATAATTCCCTTATTATGGAAACAACAGACCAAGCCTTGCTGAAAGTGTTCAACTTCAGAGAACCACATGCCAGGGCCCAAACTGGCGGGAAAAGCCAGACAATTTGGGCAGTAGCTGGTGCTGCAGTTGATGCTGCCGCTACTGTAATGGGGCCTTGGGGGTGGCTGTTGAAAGGTGGCTTTTGGCTTGTTAGGAAAATATTTGGAGCCGCTGGCAGGAATGCCGCAACGCAGTTCCAAATCTATCCTTCTATTACTGCTGCTGCTCAAGATCAGCCAATTTATGGAGGTACTGGCACACAGTCCATCAATGTGCCTGTGGTGCATGTCTCTGAGGTTATGAACCCAAACCCAGAATCTAACCCTGCCATCAATTTGCCAACAACATCTGAACCGTGTCCAGCCTTGTTGCCATTCAAACCAGCATCACAACCTAGCCCTTGTTACGGGGGTGAAAAACCCGTTGAAATGTCCAAAGGGTATGGTGCGGCGTACTTTTTTGGGAACTGGAAATGGAAACCCTACCAATACGCCCACGCAACAACGTTGGGACCAACTGGGAGGCAGTTGACTGCCCTTTGGTTTTGTGCTAGGGGAACAACCGAGGATGTCGTACAGTTTGAGGCTGCATGGGCTTCTGCCATCTCGGGTGGTGCGACACAAGGTGGTGCTCTTGGTACAGTAAAAACGTGGGCGGAGGCAGTAGTTAGGGAACCATCAAACCTTCCTGGGAATTGGACAATGGTGTCTGGTCGGGACGCTGGAATTCCATCGAATATGGAATCAGATTGGGATTTGGATTTAACAGGCCAAGTTCGAGTTGCACTGGTGGATGTGTATCCACTGAGACAGACTGTGTCGGATAAGGACAAGTATGGCAGTACTGGGTTAATGTATATTGATCCAGCGGGTAAGGTGTTGTTTATCCTTACAAACGGACAGTCCGATGCACTCCCTGCTGATAACAGCATAATGGATTGGCCTGTATTAGTCTCAGCAGCGAAGGACAATCTCGATTTCACCAAAGCGTCCCTAACTGGCTGGATTTCTGCAGCAACGGTTGTAACAGATGATGATGATGATGATGACATCTCATTGGCTGAGTCTTTTTTAGCGGAATGTGCTGATCCGCTTGAAGAGGAAAGGGAGTCTCTTATCAAGCGCCTCAGAGAACTTGATTTGGCGCGTTTCAGCACTGGGTTGCGTGCTAACGCACAGGGTGGGCTGTAACCACTGGTTGGCGGACTACCGCAAGTTGCAAACCCGAGGCCACGGCGAGTAGCATCGAGGGTACAGGTTTGTTGCGAACCCTGACTTGGGACTAATTCCCAAGCCTAGGGGCTGGCATCCGCACCTGGAATCACCAGGCTATGCGGCGGGTTGTGCTGTAACGGGCAGGCTAGTCGGCTCCCTCTCTGGGAGGAACCCGATAACCCGTGATGCGCACCTGTAAAAGTGTCAGCCCCGAAAAGGGGCAAATCAATTCAAAATTGGTGAGCG